CGTCCGAATTAGGGTTATCAATAAAAAATGTGAGAACCGCACTGGATCACTTAAAATCGACAGGCGAACTGGCAGACTGGCACGATTCAAAAATCCGCATGATTACTGTTGTTAATTATGAGCGGTACCAATCGAACGGCAGTCTAAACGGCAGCCTGTCGGCAGGCAACCGGCAGGCGACCGGCAGGCAACCGGCAGGCGACCGGCAGCAGTATAAGAATAATAAGAATATAAAGAATATAAAAGAAGAAAAGAAGGCGGCTGCGCCGCAGGAGGTATTCCCTCCGGGAATTGAAACGCAGGAAGAGCTGGAAGCGTTAAAGGCCAGACTGAGGGAGTGAGAAAATGCCTTATGAATTAAAGCGGGAGGATATCCTTGGTTTGGCTCGGAGGTTAAACGCCGAAACACATGAAAAGGGAGAAGAGCTGTTTTTTAAATACTGCCCTTTCTGCGGCGGGGACGGCCATGACCGTAACACCTTCAGCATCAACCTGAAAACCGGAATGTTTAAATGCTTCCGGGCTTCCTGCGGAAGACAAGGCCATTTCGTACAGATGGCCAGAGAGTTTTCTTACCCTTTGGATTTTCAAGCGTCCGGGAAAAGCAAAACGGTTTACAGGGCGCTTCCCCAAAAAGAAATCCAGGTGCGCGATCCAGCTGTCATTTATCTGGAATCCAGAGGGATCAGCCGGGAAACCGCGGAACGGTATCAGATCACTACCCGAAAGGATATGCCGAATGTTCTGGCTTTCCCTTTTTACGATCAGGACGGCGTGCTCCGGTTCGTGAAATACCGTAAGACGGATTTTGATAAATTCAGGGATAAAAACAAGGAATGGTGCGAAAAGGACACCATGCCGATTCTGTTCGGAATGAAGCAGTGCGTTGATTTTGGGACACTGGTTATCACAGAGGGACAAATCGACAGTTTAACGCTGGCTGACTGCGGGATCAAAAACGCGGTTTCTGTGCCCACGGGAGCGCTTGGATTCACCTGGCTGGAAAACTGCTGGGACTGGATTTTGAAATTTAAAGAGGTTGTTGTTTTCGGAGACTGCGAAAACGGAAAAATTACCGTAGCGGACGAGCTTTCCAAAAGGCTTCCGATGCCGGTAAGGGTTACCCAGCCGGAGGATTATTTCGGAGAAAAGGACGCCAACGACATTTTAAGGCGCTATGGAAAAGAGGCTGTAGTTTCCGCCGTACATAACGCGAAGCTGAAGCCTGTAAACCGGGTCAAAGAACTGGCGGACGTTCAGGCGGTAGACATTTACAGCATGGAGCGGATTTTCACCGGAATTAATGAAATCGACCGTATTATTGGAGGTTTCTATTTTGGACAGGTAATTCTGCTGACCGGAAAACGCGGCGAAGGGAAAAGCACATTTATGAGCCAGCTGATTGTGGAAGCTTTGGAACAGGGATACAAAACCTTCGCGTACAGCGGTGAGCTGACGGATTATCACTTTAAGCGCTGGCTGGATTTTCAGGCGGCAGGGCCGGACAACATTGTATCAAACAAAGATCAATTCGGAGAAGAAACCTACCTGTTAACCAATGAAGTGATCGACAAGCTTAACAGCTGGTATCGCGGAAAGGCTTATCTTTATGATAATTCGGCAGTAATTGAAAGCGAAGAATTGGAATCCCTGCTGGTAACCATTGAAAAGGCAGTATGCCGGTATGGAATCCGGTTTGTGTGTATTGATAATTTAATGACCGCCCTTGATGTGGATATGAGAGACGACCTCTACCGGGCGCAGTCAAAGTTTTTGAGAGAATTGAAGCTGCTGGCCGATCGCCACAATATTGTGGTTCTCTTAGTGGCACACCCCAGAAAAATGAAAGACGGAAATTTTGCTAATGACGATGTTGCCGGCAGCGGGGATATTACAAACCGGGTTGATGTAGTGATGTCATATTCCAGAAGCGAAGACGAAGCCTGTGACAGTA